GGCATCGGGAACTACTATCTTTGATATCTTTCAATCAAGAGGTTCTGCTCCACGCACGATACACATTGTGACTGCCTACCCGTGCAGTCTCTCGGCAATTTCCGAAAGTTACCGAAGTTCGTCATCATACACTTAAGTACCAATTGTGAGAGCACACTGTCTCCACAAAAGTCTGATGAAAAGATCTCCCTTGGTCTTTCTTAGCACGGCATTTTACGAGTCGTTAGCTCAACCGTTTTGGGTAGTAAATGTAGTAACCCCATAGGATCACCAGTCAATCACTGAATGGACCGACCGATACCAGTGTAGAACTGAGTCTGTTGACGATAGAAGGCCAAAGCCTCGTCATAAGACAGCTCAAATACATCAGGTTCAGTATCCATTTCAGTGATGACCGACTCATCCCAGTCCATGTCCGACCCTTCCACGGGATCCGGAACGAATGGCTGGTCGAGTTCCTTGAGTACACGATGCATTACACAGTAAGATTCTTGTGTAAAGTTGACAAGCTCAGGGTGAAGCTTATGAAAACGAGTCATAATCCAATTATCAGATTTGTGTTTCCAGGTTCCTCTAACCCATTTTTGCCCACTTGTCCGTTCTGGGGAGCACCATTGGAGAGTCCTAGGCATAGGTATCTCCGGCTCTTCATTCCCAGCGAGAGGTCGACATGATTGACGAGTTCCTTTCCTCTTCATATCATTCAACATGGTATGTGCTAGTGCGAATTGATTCGCTGTAATCCGATTGACAAAGTCATCAGGTTTCTTTATCCCAAAGCCACCAAGGCTTTTTGACATAAAGAGATTTCTACCTAATTGTTCGTGAGCCAGAATATCTTTGTATTCACAAAGATACATCTTCAGAAGATCACCTTCCTTTCCAGGTAAGGCGCCACTTAAGACCTCTGGTATTACAGCAATGTGTGGAAATAAAGCCTGATCAGGCGAAAGACCGAACTTCAAATAAGTATCGCGTATATATTCTTTCACTCTAGCCAGGTACTCGGGTCCTTCCGCCTCGAGTTCCTCTTCGTCCGACAATTCCTTGTGATCCCCCAGGACTTTATGTTGACCATAAAACAGTCCCGTATTTAAATAAGGAATCACGCGCGGAGTCGCACCTTGTTTATTTAAATCATAAACAAAACAGGTTGAGTTTGCATTAGCATACTTAGTATGACAATATGCCTTTCCTTTAGTCATCTCAAGACCAACCATTTCACCAAGTTGGCTATGACTCTTAAAATAGTGTTTAGGCGCAGCATAAAGCATGTCATCCCCATTCACTAAAACTCCTTTTAACCTGTCATTACAATAACTTGTACAAGTATTGTAAAGATACAACCCTAGATTTGCAAGACAAAGGATAGGAAAACTGAGAATTGAGCCCATAAGCTGGCCATTCTCCTGTTC